TACGTGTACCCCTTGAAGGACCGGATTTCCGCAGCCAAGACATTCTTGGACTTCACTAAGCAGAAGCCGACAAGCAAGACAGACCTTACTGTCTCAACTCATGAGGATTTCCTCAAGAGGCTTGCAGAGGAGGAAGAGCAAGATGGCAGCGATGACGAAGGAGATGTCTCCACTTGATAAAGTCCGCCTACGTCTAAAAGAAGACTTTAAGTATTATGCCGAGAAGGCCCTAAAGATCAGACCTAAGGAAGGTAAGAAGAACATCCCCTTCCGTCTAAACGATGCCCAGATGATACTCCACGAGGTTGTTGAAAGACAGCTTAAGACTACAGGAAGAGTTAGGGTCATTATCCTAAAGGGAAGACAGCAGGGACTTTCTACGTACACAGAGGGACGGATTTTCCACGAGACGACACACATGTCTTCTTCTAAGGCAATGGTTGTGACCCACTTGGATAAGTCCACCCAGACACTCTTCAAGATGACAAAAAGGTTCTACGACGAGCTTCCAGAGGACATCCGTCCTAAGAAGAAATACTCTAGTAAGAAAGAACTGTCGTTTGATGAGCTAGACAGCGAGTATACTTTGGCCACCGCATCTGGGGACAGTCCCGGACGTGGTGAGACTTTACAGTATGTGCACGCTTCTGAGATCGCTTTTTGGAAGGCCTCTATTGCAAGAGATAATTGGAACGGTCTTAAAGAAGCTGTGGCCGACGAAGAAGGCACTATGGTCTTCATCGAGAGCACGGCCAATGGCGTAGGAAACCTATTTCATGAACTTTGGAAGGGCGCAGTAAATGGTCAGAATGAGTATGAAGCTGTGTTCATCCCTTGGTTCCTCCAGAAGGAATACCGTAAGAAAGTCTATGAGGGTTTCCAAAGGACTTTCGACGAGGAAAAGTACGCACAAAGAGCTTTAGAAGCATATGGCTTCGAACTCGACGATGAGCAGCTCTATTGGGCACGTTTAAAGATTGGTGAGAAGGGTCCTGACTTGTTTAAGCAGGAGTATCCTCTCACAGCCGAAGAAGCTTTCCTGACCTCAGGACGACCTGTGTTCGACGCCGAGAAGGTAGCGAAGATGGTGGAAGACTGTGAGCCTCCAATAAAAACCATGGCCCTTGAGGGAGAAACCTTCCAAGACCATAAGCAAGGAGAACTTAGTGTCTATGAAGAGCCTGAGGAAGGCAAATCATATTCCATTGGGGTTGACCCAAGCGGAGGCATTAGGGGCGCAAAGAAGGCGAATGGCGAATACGAGAACGATCCAGCAGTGATCCAAGTCCTTGATGAGAAGAAGGTTCAGGTAGCATGCTGGAGAGGATACGTCACACCAGATTACCTTGCTGAAGTGGCTAAAGCTCTTGGAGAGTGGTATAACCTCGCACAGATTGCTGTCGAAAGTAATCAGCACGGCGGAGTTCCTATCTACCGTCTCCAGCAAGAGTTCTTTTATCCTTATCTTTATCAGGTAACGTCCTTCGATAAGGTCACGAATAAAGAGACCGTGAAGGTCGGGTTCGACACCAACGTAAAAACAAGATACTTCGCAATCGATAGTCTAAGACAAGATTATCGTCTAGATACAATCACCATCAAAGACAAGAAGACCTTGGAAGAGATGGCAACATTCGTGGTCACAGAGAGTGGCAAAATGGAAGCAGAGGAGGGATGTCATGATGACACGGTTATGGCTCTTGCCATCTGTAACGCAACTCACGCAGGTGGTGACGGAGACTATGTTGAACCCCAAGAAGACTGGTATCATGAAGCAGAATAGGAGGGCACTAAATGCCTAATACGCAAATTAAAGGTCTTCCTGACGACGAGATCATTGAAACAGTAAACCGGATGACCGGAGAGGCTGTAGGATTTAACGACAGCAAGCTTTTTATTTCTCGGTCCAATGTTTTAAGATATTACGATGGGCAATCCCCAAGGCGTTCAGGCCGCTCAAATTCTTCATATATTTCTCAGGATGTATACGACAGTGTAGAGCAGGCCGCAGCGGCTATCGTTGAAGTCTTCGCAGGAGAGACAGGAGTTGGCTCCTTTGAAGCCGAGGGTCCTGAGGACATGCAGTCAACCGAGGAAGCTACTCGGTACGCTGATTACGTTGCTTTCCGGAGGAACAACGGACACCAGATTATTCAGATGGCTGTAAAAGACGGACTGATGAACCGAAACGCGATTGGCAAGGTTTACTGGGAAGAGGAAGTAGAATACTTCACAGAAAGCTTTGAAGACCTTCCACCTGACACGGTTCTGGCCCTGACAGAGCAGGAGACCTTCATTGAGGTTGAAGAGCTTGAGAGAGACAAAGAGACCGAACTCCTTTCAGGTACACTTCTTCACGGGAAACCTAAGAGAGGTGTTCGCATCGAGAACATCGCTCCTGAAGAGTTTGGTATCTCTCCTAGAGCCCGGTCCTTAGAAGATGCAGCCGCAACAGGTATTGTCTTCCACCGCGTTGAGAAAACTATTTCGGATTTGAGAGAGATGGGCTTCTCTGAGGAAGAGATTGACCTCGCTAGATCACCCGGACCTTCTGAGATTGAGATCACGGACAACGAGATTGAGCAGCGCTTCGACCAGATTGACGACACTACTACCTCTCATCTGGAACAGCGAACCCAGCCTCAGACAGAGGAAGTATGGGTTTATGAAAGCTACATGAACTTGGACGTAGACGGTGAAGGCGTAGCTAAGATGTGGAAGATCACATCTGCTGGAGACCTTCTAATCGACAAGGAAGTTGTAAACCGTCTTCCTTTCATCACTTTCGCACCAGTACCTCGCCAGCATTCTTTCTGGGGAAACAACTGGGCAGAGAGATTGATTTCAGTTCAGAATGCAAAAACCATCCTTACACGAGGTATCTTGGACCACACTGTTGCAACAAACAGGCCTCGATATCAGGTTGTTAAAGGAACACTCCGTTCGGCACAGGAATTGATGGACGACCGTTTTGGCGGAATTGTCAATGTAAACAGGCCTGATGGAATTTTGCCATTACCACAGGGACAGTTGAACCAGTTCACTTTCCCTACGTTGCAGTTACTACAGAGTGACTTAGAGGACACCTCTGGTGTTTCCTCTTTAATGACTGGACTAAACAAGGATGCGGTTTCAAAACAGAACTCCGCCGACCTTGTGAACCAGCTCACAACTTTATCTCAAACTCGTCTTAAGATCATGGCTCGGAACTTTGCTGAGCAGTGGATCAAGCCGATGTATAAGATGATCTATGAGCTTGCTGTAGAGAACGATGATCAGGAAACTATCATTGAGATCAACGGTACACACACTCCAGTTAACCCAACGACATGGTTAGAGAGTAAGGACTTCACTGTAGAGATCGCCGTAGGATACGGGGAGAAGGAAAAGGAAGCTCAGAAGTGGCTGAACGTAGATCAGTTACTAACGCAGTCTGCACCCGGACAATACGGGCCAGAGCAGAAGATGCGTGTACTGGGTAAAGCCTTAGGTTTCATGGGTATCCGGGATGTTAGTTCCGTTCTACTCCCTGAGCCTCCACCTCCACAGCCTGATCCTTTACAGGTTGCTCAAGTTCAACTTCAGGAACGAGAGCTTGCCATTAAAGAGCAGGAGATGCAAATCAAGATTGCCGAGATGAGCCGTAAAGGTGAGATCGACGCAGCGGAGATCGAGATGAAAGCGGCCAAACAACGTGCCGACTTCGCTCTTGCATCTGATAAGATGGACCTTGCTGAGAAGCAACATGCTGATCGCCACGCCCTCGCCGAGGAAGAACTCGCAGCGGCCAAAGCGAACGATCCGAAAGGTATCCTATCAGCTAACTCATAGGAGTAACATGACAGACGAGGAGGAATACGAAGCAATTCAGAAGGTACTCAAGGAGGGAAGCATAGCGTCTTCCCTCTTGGAGACCGGCTCTGAGTTTCTTCATGCTGTAGAGAACCTAAGGGAGACCTACAAAGAAGCAATCTTTGAGACTGATAAGCCCGAAGACCGGGAACAGATTTATCTCAAGATGAAAGTGATGGATGAATTAATCCACGATCTGGCCATCGCGCAAGTCAAGGGACATAAAATTACTCAGTACCTTGAGGAGCAAGACGCCGAACAAATAGAAACAGAGACAGAGGAATAACAAATGACGGACGAAAACTCTACCGCAACAGACGGCGAGAATGGTTCAAGCGAAGGAAGCTCAGCAACGACTGACTATCTCGCTACGTTTGATGAAGGTGCCCTTTCTGAGGATGCCGCCATGGAAGCCCTTTTGGGGGCCTCAACTGAAGACGCTGAAAAGCCATCTAAAGATGAAGGCGAAAAGAAAGCTTCCAAATCTGAGAAGTCAGAAGAAGAGACTGCTGACGACGAAGATGAAGACGATGAGACTGACGACGAGACTGAACAGGAAGACGAGAAGGAAGAAGAACAGGACCCTGAAGACGACGAAGACGACGATGAAGACGATGACGCGGAAGAGGACGACGATGAGGATGAGGATAGCTCTGCCCCCAAAGTTGCCGAAGACGACGCGATAATTGAGTTCAAAGTCGATGGAGAAGTCCAACAGGCATCCGTCTCCGACCTTAAGCGCCTCGCAGGTCAAGAAGCCAAGCTCACACAAAAGTCTCAAGCCGTTTCCGCTAAGGCAAAAGAGGCGAAAGCCCAATCCGACTTTGCATTAGATGTAATTGGACAGCTATATGATGCGTCTAAAGAACGTCTTAAGCGCTACGAAGGTATCGACCTCGTGGAGCTGGCACAGTCTGGCAACTACTCTAAAGAAGACCTAAATCAGGTCCGAGCTGATATGGAAGATGCTTCGAAAGAGGTCTCCTTCTTCGAGCAAGGACTTAAAGGCTTCGTTGCCAAACAGGATGAAACCAAGCAGGAGCGTCTATTACAGGAAGCAAATGACGCGGTCACAGTGATCGAAGATGTTACCTCTGACTTCCATATAGACGGTTTCAAGGAACGGTATCCAGCGATCCTTCAACATGGACGCGACCGTGGTATTCCAGAGGAATTTCTCCAAGAGACACCATCGCCGTGGCTTTGGAAGCTGCTATCCGATAGCGAAGCTTCTTCAACAGTCACCAAGCGACTTGAAGAGAAGACCGAAGGGAAAGACGGAAAGAAGACCGCCAAGACTGAAAAGTCAGGCAAACAGGTGCTCAAGTCTAAGAAGGCTCGTCGCTCTAAGCGAGGCACCACAAAGAACCCCAAGTCGAAGCAGTTGATTGAACGTGCATCACGTACCGGCACAGACGCCGATGCCTTGAACGCACTAATGTCTCTGTAAGACATAATCCTCAGTAAACAAAGGAAACTGACATGCCAGGATTTTCGTCCTACGATCAGGTTGGTAAAAAAGAAGACGTAGCCAACATTATCTACAACATCGCCCCTATGATGACACCGTTCCAAACGATGATCAGCAAGGGCCAAGTCAAGAACGACTTGTACGAGTGGCAAGAAGACGACCTCGCTCGCGTTACGGACAACGCACAGGTCGAGGGTGCAGACGCAACCTTCACTAACCGCGCTCCTACGATCAAACGTTCGAACCGCACACAAATCTTGTCTAAAGAAATCCGCGTCACCGAGACTGCGGACGCCATTGATACTTATGGCCGCGACAAGGAACTTGCATACCAGACGATGCTGAACGGCAAAGAGCTTCGCCGCGACCTTGAGCACGCCCTAGTTGGTAAGTCTCAGGACGCCGTAGCTGGTGACAGTGTCTCTGTCCCTAAGCGTTTCGGTAACGTATTCGGTAATGATGCCCAAGGCAACCCTCTCGTCACTAACCGTGATGACAACGGTGGCGTTGGACGAGCATTCACTGAAGATGCTATCCTCGACCTTCACGAGCAAATGTATGACGAAGGTGCCGATCCGTCCATTCTCATGGTTGCGACCAAAGAGAGCCGGACTATCGCCAATTTTGCCAACGCCGTATCTCGTAACCGGGATATCGGTAACACGAAGAAAGTTGTCAACGTTGTTGAGCTTTACAGCTCTCCTTTCGGCGACCTGAAGGTTGTAATCAACCGCTTCTTCCAGAAGTACCGTGCTGCTGGTGAGAATGTTCCGGGCACTAACGCTGATGCCGACAACGATGGTATCGCCAATGCAGAGCAGTTCGCTGCTGCGCTCTTGTTCAACCCTGCTGAGTGGCAACTTGCTACACTTCGTCCTCTGAAGCGCCGTGCGCTTGCTAAGACTGGTGACAACAACAAGTTCCAGCTCATCACTGAAGTTGGCCTGAAGCACACGAACTACAAAGCTTCTGGTGTTATCACCGACATCGACAGCACTCTCTAAGCTGATCGGTAACTAATCCGCCACCTCCACCCAATTGAGCTTCCCTCCTCCTTGTCGGCTCTTGGGTGGGGGCGGTGGTTACTATTATGACAAGGAGATATGCTATGACTAAGGGACTTGTATCTACAGAACCCGAACTAATCACCTCTCGCAGTGGTGTTCATTTCGATCCTATATCTGGAGAAATGCACTACACAACTCAACACGATATTCCTGATTTCTTCCTAGATGAGCTTGCGGACATAAGAGCCGCAGACCAGCACGAACGCTGTGGAGACCATCACTTGGTCGCGCGTATTCCTGAAGGAGTTGTGGACACAATGTATCGACGTGGATACCGCATTCACGAGATGTCCAATGGCGAGATAATCAAGTGGCTACGGAACAATGGTTTCGAGAAGCTTATCGCAACATCAAAGAATGTATCCGTCGAAAGACGATAACGAAAGAGGCCGCTTATGATCCCCCGTAATTTCGGTGAAGCCGTTGAGGACTTCAAGACGCTCCTGAACCGGGGCGATTGTACCCAAGCACAAGCTGAACAGTTTGTTAGAGATGGTATCAATAGAACCACAAGACGACTAGGACCGTTTCTACCAACTTATGATGTCGAGGCTACCTTGACAATCGACGCTAATGGTAGAGCTGACATTCCCGCTGACTTCTTATCAATGATCGACTTCGAGGACGAAATTGGTTCAGAGTTCAACGCTATTACCTTGGACCGTATCAAGCATGAGCGCTTGGTTCCCGGAAGAGATATCACATTCACTCAAGGAGCGGGACATGGCTCTCAGCCTACTCGTTTCTGGGTCCGAAGGTTGAAGCAGTTTGACTTCTTCCCGAACTTCGTGGAAGGCGACACGCTAACAATTCTATATCGAGCAGACCCATCTGCTATCTGTACTGATCAGGACTATATTCCTATCCTTGTACATGCCCCTGAGGCCGTCAAGTACGCCTCTTTAGTATACGCCCGATCTTTCTTCAAGGACCGAGAGGGTCAAGAAGAAGCCGCAGCATTATTCGAAGGCATCGTCGGAGAAGTTGAGAACCAGCACGCAGAGATGATAGCTGCTGAAATCAACACAACGATGCACTCGCACAGAGAGGATGAAGAATACTAATGGCAGGTTCAAGCTTTTTCCAAAATACCCCAGTCAACGAGAACACTGGGAAGGCTATTGAAGATTTACTTCAGCAAGCCCAAGACGCTCTGGCCGCTGCACAGACAGCCCAGACAGACGCAGAAGCCGCACAAGCAGCCGCTCTAGCAGCCCAGTTGGCAGCAGAAGCCGCGCTGGCTTCCGTACCTTCGACATCCACCTCTCCTTGGAAGAACAGTGTAAAGACTATTGCTCTGTCTCCAACAGACCTATCAGCCGTCCCCGCAGCCATCAATGGTTATAACTTACAGACGGGAGATCGCTGGTTGGAGGCTGCACAGTCTAACCCTGTTGACAATGGATTGTATGAGTTCACCGTAGCAGGTGCAGCAGCAGTCCGTGCCTTTGACATGGATGCGCCTAACGAGGCCCCAGAGGGAACCACAGTATACGTTGCTGATGGAGACGACGCAGAACGCTTCTTCACACTTACGTCTCAAGGGGATGTTACCCCCGGAACCACCGCTATGACTTGGCAGGACATCCTGTCCATCTCCGGCAATCTCGCAGCTCTACCCCGTCCTTATGACTTCGGCGCATCCGCAGCCGGAGATTTAGTTGACAATGAGCTTATCATGCAACTGCCAGCGGTACGTCCGTTTATCATCACCGAGAACTTTGCAGGTTCCAGAGCAATCTTAGGGACTGGACCAACAAACATCCTTATCATCGACGTTCTTGTCAATGGGACTTCAGTAGGTGTTATCACGTTTGGCCAAGGATCAACGACCGGAAACTTCGCCGCCGCCAACCCCAACCAGAAAATCAACATTGCTCCCGGAGATGTAATCAGCTTCCAAGCTCCTGCTGATGCGCTCGGAGCAGTATCGCTCGCCGTAAGTTTCTACGGTCAAGTGGAGGAATAATATGACAACTCTTATCCTAGAAGGCTGGGACAACTACGACAATGGAAACGTTACCTTCGGTTCCGTTGGTTCTCGGTGGTTTACCCGCTTTAATTCCCCTGATGTCCGATCAGACACAAACTCTAGCAGCGGTGGCCCTGCTCGCACCGGCTCTAAGTTCCTTAGGCATGTTAATGCCCGTATCACAGGAACAAATATTGTACTCGCAGGCAACGAGCTGGGAATGCACTTCGCTATAAAAGACCACGACCAAAACCGTAATGAGACCGCTTCCGAAGTAGCGTCAAACCAAATCGGAACTGGAGTGTGGGAAAACAATGCAGGTGGTATCCCTGATAACGGTTTCTTCATTCGAGTTGAGACTGGAGTTCTTGGTAATCGGCGACACCAGCTTTGCCGAACTGTGGCCTCCGAGACTACTGTCCTTGGGACCACCACGGAAAGCTTCGCCGCCAATAACTGGGTATCCCACGATGTGACCATCAATGCCGCAGGTGATTGGTCTTGGCAGGTCAATGGTGTCCAAGAGGCTAATGGTACAACCACCCCTCTATCGAACGTAACTGTGTTTGAGATGAGAACAGGAAACCACTTCATTGCCTACGACGATCTATTCATCCGTGACACACCCGTTCACGTTGGTGATGTTATCGTGTCTTACCAGACGGTTGACACAGACCTTACAGACCAAGATTGGGTCCCGTCTGGCGGAGGCGCAGGCTTCGAAGACATCAATGACTTCCTTCCGTCCACTGGAGACGGAGACTTCATCACAGCCAACACCTTGAACGATGTATCTGCATTCGGCTTTGCTACGCCTACAGAGGATATTGGTACAGTCCACTCAGTGGCCCTCAAATACCGAGCATCTAAAGTAGACGCAGGTGCCGCAGAGGTCACTCCTAGTCTCCAAGTTTCTGGAGCTGGTCCTGCATATCCGGGCCAAGTGTTGACCCAGTCCATCGTGTTCTATGAGAACTTCGCAGATGTTAACCCGGCCACAAGTTTGGCTTGGGCTCCAGCGGACCTCGCCAACATTGAGGTATCTTTCGAAAGGACGATCTAATGGCCGACGAACCAAGCATTCACTCAACTCAGGTTGGGATTGCTGCGGTTGGTGAAGCCAATGCCAACGTCCATGGAGTAAATTCCGTAACAGCTTCGACAGCCCAAGGGGGACCTAGAATTGGGTCCACACAGGTTGTCGTCGCTGCTACAGCTTCTTCTCCATCTCAGGTCGCTACGGTAACGTCCGCACCAGCCACAAATTCCCCCGTGGGTGAGGCGTCTGTCCGTACCGCCCAAGTAGCAATCGCAATCTCACGCAGGCTACCTTTCTTTGGTCCGCGTGCATCATTTATATTCGCTGGAGGATAACAGCCTGTGACTACATCATCTGAAGAACTCCATCGTACATTAGGAGAACTGGTAGCAACCACCCGTGCAATCCAAGAGGACATCGGGGAGATCAAAGGGGAAGTAATTCCCAACGGTCGAGACCGGATGCGTACCGTAGAGGCTACCTTAAGCACAGTAAATCGCCGCGTCATTGCGGCCTCTGCTGTTGTTGTGTGCCTCGCTCCGGCTGTATCGTGGATCGTAATCCCGCCAATTAGACAAGCGTTGACGGGCATACTCATGTAAGGAGGAAACAATGCTATGGAAAATACTAGGCGATGGTCTAGGGCAGGTCTTTGGTCTAGCCCGTGATCACTTCGCCGGACAACGTAAAATTAAGTTGGCCAAAGTGGAAGCTGAGATTGCTCGCGCAAACCGTGCAGCCCAAGCTGAAATCGACTGGGACCTGATGTGGGCTGACCAAGCCAAGACATCGTGGAAGGACGAATGGTTCGTAATTCTACACTCTATCCCAGTAATACTGTGCTTCATCCCCGGAGGAGCACCTATCGTAGAGGAAGGGTTCAATGCCCTAGCCTCCTCTGCTCCTGATTGGTTTATCACCTTCTATGGAGCCGGAGTTGCCGCATCCTTTGGCATACGCGGCCTCAAGGACGTTTATAAGTCCCGGTCGAAAAAGGAGCTTCTTGCAGACATCGTCTCCTCCAAAGTCTAGCATCAAGCCCATCACCAATTCTCCCCTGTGGAACCCAAGTGGTTCTGCGGGGGATTTTTTTCTTGACACGGTGGCACGGGATATGCTGTAGTCCTCTCAAGTCGAGCCATCTTGATCCATTAAGCGCCACTCTCCCACCGGCCCGGATTGCGATAGGTGGCTCGGCGCTCAGGTTTAACTAAGGAGGCCACAGTGCCACGAACATTCATTATTGCCGAACATGACACGGAGACAGGGATCATAAGCATCCCCGCTTCCTCGAACGGCTTGGTCTATGAGAACGACGAGTTTATCATAGGGACCTACTATGGAGCACTCGTCGGACATACGACAGACAAGCTCACCGTTGGCGCTCAGGAGACCATCGAGAAGGAACTCGATAGGACCTCAGGTGTCAAGGATGTCGCCTTATTGAAGGCCATCGGGATTGATGCTAAGGATATCCTGAAGCTTAAGAAGGAAGGATTAATCTAATGTATATCGTCAGTTACTTCTGTCGCGTACACAAAGAGGTGCGATACTTGTCGGGTCGCTACAGTACATCAAAGTATGCTCAAGAGGCCCGGACATTCCTCCGTACATGTGATGCCAAGAACAGCGCTGCATCTTGGAGCTTATGTTCTGATGGATACCAGATTATCCCAGTGACATTGAATTTGAACCTTGACGAGATTATTGAGGTGACACCATGACCATGTATCCTGTGAACGACCCCCAGAGACGGATGGGAAACCCACTCCCTTATAACTTCCCGTCCGTCTTCACCCACTCTCATGCTCCTGAGTATCCTCATGTGAACCGGGAAGGTAAGCAGAATATGACACCGGGCCTCGCTGGTGGCCACTATAAGTCCACCGCTATGGTTCCTGCCATGTGCCGATCTGGTACGGACAGGAAGCTCTATAAGAAGTATCTCTACGATCAACGTAGAGCCGCCTCAGGGCGATATGTAGGACCATTTCCAACCCATGGAGCCAAACGTGAGATTTCTTGAAAAGACGCCTGACGGAGGACCTCAGAGCAATGTGGATGCATTCTTCCTAATTGAGGTAAAATCCTTGTTCACCGTGGCTCTGCTCCGGTTTAATGCTGTGGAGGCACCAGAGAGGTTCCACACTCATGCTTTCAATGCCCTGACTTGGTGGCTTTGGGGCTCAGCCTACGAGGAGAGTAACCCTGTCCAGAGGGGATGCGGGCACATCATTGACCACCGTGAATATGGTCGATCCATTCTCCCTAAGGTGACACCTAGAGACCTCATGCACCGAGTTGTGCCTCGGACGACATCATGGGCTCTGACCATTCGAGGACCTTGGAGGAAGCGTTGGAAGGAGCTGAGAGGACCAGAGCTTCGAGAAGTGACCTTGACCCATGGCCGGACGGAGATATTTGAATGACAGACTTTATGGCATTCCAGCAGAACCTTAAGACCGGAGAGGCTGAGTTTAATGTGGACTGGGTGTATAATCATCCACGCCTCTTCGTCGAACTATTGGACGATTTAATTCAAGAGACAGGACCACAAGAAATAGCTCTTATTGGAAACACTCTTATGGTCAAACCTGTTGAGGATAAAGGCTGATGGCTAGCGGAGACAAACTCAAGGACGCTATCGGCCAATGGATAGGTCCCGGCGACTGGGTGGCCTATGGACGGGCCTCCAGTTCCTCCACGATCATCTTCACCCACCGACAGATAGACGAAGTCTTCTTCGGTTCTGACGAGTTGACATTCCGAGACCAGCCTGCTAACAGGAAGCGCAAGGCGAAGCCATACAACTGCGTACTGACGTGTGACCAGAGAGGAATGACATGAGTGATAGCGACCAGCTCCCTATGAAGACCATTACGGTGTCCCGTTGCCACGATGTTGAGATGGAGGTGGTAGACAGTGGCCTCCTAATGATGATCCCAGAGGCCCCTGACTATGACTTCACCGAACTTCCAAACGTCATGGAGGAATACTCTCTACCACAAGAGGTGCCAGATTGGTTCCGCGATGGCTATACCCAAGGTCCTGATGGGCATTGGCGTCCTACTCATCTTGTTATACCTCCGGGAGGCGATGTACCTACACCGGACTTACTGGAGACGCCAATTCCGGGAGCGTTTGTCTTTATGGCGACGGTCCTTGCGGTGGCCGCGTGGTCACTGAGATATGGAAGGAAGAAGACATGATTGTGCTTTCAGAACTCACCGACACTCTAGCTGAAATAGAGGAAGACTTTAATGTCTACATAACTGCTAGGTTCTCTCGAAATAAACTCTTCTTTAGGGTAGAGCGAGCTGATCGTAAGATGGTCACTGCTGATATACTGTTCATGGCTGATACTTTAGACATGATGAAGGCAAGTCCTGTAGAACATATATCGACATCTTTGAAGAGTATGGCGATTGATTGTTATGACTGAGCATATTGAAGGAGACCTAATGGTGAAACCCTTTAAACCTCTACTGGCATCCAAGGCGGACCTTGAGAAACTCAGGTTCCCAGTGATTGCCTCACCGAAGTTCGACGGTATCCGCTGTATCATCACAGAGGACGGTCCCCGTACACGATCCCTCAAGGAGATACCGAACCGATGGATACGGACTAAGATTGAACTTGGTCTCCCGAAGCTCCTCGACGGTGAGATCATGACTTACGACAAGGAAGGAAACCCCGATGACTTCAATACCATCCAGTCAAAAGTCATGTCCTCTGATGGAGAGCCTCGGTTCCAGTTCATCGCTTTTGACGACCTCACTTACGAGGATGATCCCTACCTCTCCCGCCTTCAACGTCTTGGCCTTGCAGCAGTCGCAGCAGAAGACAAGTCAATATTATCCTTGGCCGCGTGGGACACAATTGAAACCCTTGAGGACCTCATGCGATACGAAGAACGTGTCGTTGGAGAGGGCTTCGAAGGCATCATGGTCCGTGACCCACAAGGTCGATATAAGCGAGGGCGATCTACCGTCAAAGAGCAAATCCTCCTTAAGGTCAAACGTTTCCACGATGCAGAAGCGGTGGTTGTTGGATTTAATGAACGGATGCATAACGCAAACGAAGCAAAGACCAACGCCACCGGACACACTGAGCGCAGCAGCCATAAGAGCGGACTTGTCCCGACTGGAACTCTTGGCTCTTTCAGGTGCGTTTGGGCCTCCGAGACAGCCGACAGTTGGGATGAGAGCGACATCTTCGAAGTTGGAACGGGATTTGATCAAGAGCAGCGCATATCTTACTGGAGGTTCCCTCCTAAGCCGGGAAGCATTATCACGGTAACTTATCAAGAACTGACGAAGGAAGGTAAGCCACGGTTCCCAGTATTCAAAGGGTTCCGGTCTGAAGAGGATATCTCGTGAGTAAACCAGTTGAAACACTCTTGACAGAAGACGAGGAACATGCATTATGGTCTGTGCTTCACAAAACTAGGAGCACCTCTAAGACCTGTACCGTCCCCAAGGAGGCATTAGAACATCTTCTCATGGACCATGGCAAGATTGTTGCAGAGCTTCCAGAAGGAATTAAGACACCAGAAGGGAAACACGTATGAGCCCCGACCACGAAACAGAATTAGCCACCATACTCCGTCTACTGTGTATTGT